TTGATGGATAAATTCTTTGTATCCTCTAATACCTAAGTGATTAAGAGCACCTACATAAAACATACTTTTAATTTCTTTTTCTTGTTCTTCAATCTTTCTCTTAGCTACTAATGTATCAAATGCTTCTGCTGTTGCTGACTTACTATATACAATCTTTTTAAAGATAGAAGGTTTAGCTTCTTCCTGTGACATCCATTCTTGTAAGTCACTTATGTGTCCTGCCCACTTAGATAAAGATCTATAAACTGCATCAGCCTCATCTGCTGCTTTAGCAACTTTCTTTACTACAGTAAAAGCAGTATTAGCTGCTGCTAGGAGTGTGAGAGGATCGATCTTATTTCCTTAGTTTATTAATTAACTCTATAAAAGCCTTTGTTATTTTGTTAGAAGTTTTTGTATTCATTTTAAGATGTAATTAAAACCCAACCCTTTGTGTTATCTGATTGATATAAACTTTCATTCCATGAATAATATTTATTATCTGCAATTTCGGCATCTGTTAGTGTAGGTTCTGCTATTGGTGATTCCCAATCTATAGTAGTGTTGTTTATAACCCAACTAGGAAAAGGTTGGGCTGGTATAAAAGCATTTCGGTCTGAATGATATTTATAACCGATGCCAGCATATCGAACTCTTATGTTATTGTTATAACTTGTTTGTATCCAATTTGTGTCTGAGCCACATAAACTTTTACAAAAAGCAATACCAATAGACTCTACCTCATTACCATCTCCGTCTGCTGTATCTTTATCAGCAACTGAAATAACTCTTAAAACTATATTATCTGAATTTAATTCTGCAAAATAAGCCATTTAATATCCTTAATTATTTACCTAAAACTTCATGTAAATATTGTAATCGTTTACATATAACTTCTTTATCTTCTTCTCTCCAAATAGTATTAACTTTGTTTTCAAATTCTTTTGCATATTTTTGAACTTGTTTTATTTCTTCTATACTTGGTTCTGGTCTAGAATCATTCCATTCTTTAAAGTAACCATTTTCAAGAACCCATTTTGCATTTGGTCTTAAAAGTTCAATAGCACTATCTATTCCTGAAAGTCTGTAAATTTTTTCTTTTTCCATATTTATACAGCTAAAATTACTACAATACCTTTTCCACCACTAGCACCAGTAGTATCTCCAGCAATATTACCTCCAGCACCTCCACCACCACCTCCAGTATTTGCTGTTCCATTTTGTATTGATCCATTATTACCCCTAGAACCTCCATTTCCACCGCCTCCATCTCCACCACTAGAAGGCCCACCAGTTAGTGAGCCTCCAGCACCTCCACCTGCATAAAAAAGAGTAGTTCCTGTTATATCATTTTCAAGTCCAACACCGCCTGGACCACCATCAGAATCAGTTCCTGATGCTCTACCATTAGTTCCTGCTGCACCAGCACCACCACCGCCACCGCCACAATCAGGCCCACCAGAGCCACCATTATTTCCTTGCCCAGATGTTCCTGCACCACCACCTTGATCTCTTACTCCACCCCCACCAGAACCACCAACAAGACCTGCATTACCACTACCACCTTCACCTCTACCTCCACCACCTCCACCAATAGAAGTAGCTATACCATTAATAATTGAGTTACTGCCATTAGCACCATTACCAGTAGTCGCACCTGCACCACCTCCACCTATGGTAATAGTTATATCAGCACCTTTAGTTACAGAAGTTTCACTACTAATTAAATAACCTCCTGCACCTCCACCACCACCTCCTTTTTCGCCAGTTTGAGATGACCCGCCTGCAGCACCTCCAGCAATGCACATATATCTAATTGCACTTGACGTAGCAGTATAAGTACCTGAGTCATTAAATATTTCTGGAGTTGCTACACCTCCACTAGCAAAATTAGAAAAAAGAAGTTGATGTATGCCTGTCATAATTTAACTCACATTTCCTGTAATTACACACGCAGAAGCATTAGTAAATAACACACTAGCAACACCATTTACTCCAAGTGTTATTAAAGTAGTTGCACTAGCTGCACCTGCAATAACGGCTGCTACTTGGGCTGCTGAAAAAGTAGTTGTTGTAGACTCTGCTGTTTTTGCATTATTAACAACTGAAAATATATCACCAGCAGTAAATGTGCCATCAGGTATAACTAAAGTTTGGGTTGAAGAAGCTGTGCCTGAAAAGAAAATAAAATTACCTATGTCAGTCGTACTTGCTGTAGTTAAAGCAGTACCAAAGGATCTAGACTGAGGAACTTGCCTTAAACTACCATCAGCATCAGATACTCCACCTGTACTTAATAGTGTACCACCAACTGATGCAGCACCTTTAATAGCTAATGTACCTGCTCCTGATGCATTTCCTGTAAAAGTAAATGTACCTCCAACAGATGTATTTCCTTTAACATCAAAAGTAGAAGCACCTGAACCTGCACCAGTTAAAGTAAATGTACCTCCAACAGAAGTATTGCCAATAGCTGATAATGTTCCTGCATTATCTTGATTACCTGTAACTGTAAATGTTCCACCTACAGAAGTATTACCAATGGCTGATAATGTACCAGCATTAGTTTGATTATTAGTAACTGTTAATGTACCACCAACTGATACATTTCCTAAACTACTAACAGATGCTCCAGACATAGCACCTGTTACTGTTAATGTACCACCTACTGATGCATTGCCTAAAGAATTTATACTTGCACCTGATATAGCACCCATACCACCTGTTACTGTTAATGTACCACCTACGGAAGCATTTTGTCTAATATCTAAAGTACCTGTTCCTGATATACCACCTGCTACATCTATATCTCCAGTTAATACCATTGATCCACCAACTGATGCAGCACCTACATTGTCAAATCTGTCAAGACCTACATAATCATTTGTAACTGTTAATGTACCACCTACAGAAGCATTTCCAACTGCACCAATTTCATCTTTAGCAATAATAGTATTTGTTACTGTAAGTGTTCCACCTACAGAAGTATTACCTATAGCTTCTAGTGTTCCTGAGTTTTCTTGATTACCTGTTACTTTTAAAGTGCCTCCTACAGAAGCATTACTTTTAACTGCAAATGTAGATGCTCCTGATATAGCTCCACTAATAGTTGTAGCACCACCTACTGATGCTGCACCTTTAACATCTAGTGTTCCAGCACCTGAAGCATTGCCTGTTATTGTAAATGTGCCACCTACAGAAGTATTTCCAACTACATCAAAAGTACCTCCTGCTGATACATTTCCAACAACTCCTAATGTAGTATTTACAGAAACAGAATCTAATATTCCTAAACTTCCTGATACATTAGCTGTAGAAAAACTAAAAGCACCTGTTACTCCTAAAGTGCCTCCTACAGAAACAGCACCTACTATATCTAAAGTAGAACCCATAGTTACTGCACCAATAACATTAGCTGCATCAGCAGATATATTATCTAAGTTAGCAGTACCATCAAGATACAAATCTTTAAATTGTTTAGCACTACCACCTAAGTCTAAAGTATTAGTAGTTGCTGGAGATAAACCAGTAGCACTAATTTCTAATTGTTGTGCTGGGCCAACTTTTACAATAGCTGCACCTTCAGCAGATGTGCCATCATGTGAGTGTCCATCTGTTTTAAATGCATTAACTATTGCATCAAATTCACCATCTAAATCTGATGCATTGATTACATTACCATCAGCAATATTATTGCTTTCATCATTTCTATTGTAGCCTGTACCCATTTTAAATTACCTCATTATTATCGTCTATCAAAAGTGCCATATTCTAATGTTGCAGCATCTAAAGAATATGAAGGGTTTGAATCAGTAGATGAAAACAATACTGATACGTTAAATCCTGATCCTACTGTTTGTGCTGTAAATTTCTTTTTTAATCTACCACCATATATTGCTGTACCATAAGTAGCAGTAGGTCTGCCATACACACCTGCAACTCCTGATGTTGTATTAGATAGTGCTATTGATGCTGGTTGTACACTACCTTCTTCATTTAAATCAAACTTTAGTCTAGCTGTAGTATCAAAACTACCTGAAGGTTCTGTATATAAATGTAGTTTAAAAATAGTCTTTCTAAACTCAGGATCACTTAAAGCTACAAAAGGTGATGCAAATGTAGCCTCTATAGAAGCACCATCAAAAGTATTAGTTGTATCCATGTTATATACAAAACCATTTGTATTTGCAAATACTATTGTTTCAGTCTTAGCTTTATAATTACTATCTGCAACAAATGCTTTAAACCCTCTAGTTTCTGACCAACCAAACATAGAACCTTGTGGCCCTGCTAACTGTGTTCCTATAATACCAGTAGCAGCAGAATCACTAATATTAGAATTAAATCCTAACAATCTATATTGAGATTTATTTTTTATAGTTACACTCATAAAAGAATCATTGGAACTAATAACATCTGTTACTTCTTTTTGTATAGTTTTTGATATAACTGCTAAATCAAAATCTCCTACTTTATCTGATCCACTCAAAGATCTAATACCATCAGGCCCAAGAAATACTACATCTCCTGCAACCTCTCTAATAGTATCTGAATCTATACATCCTATATTTCTAGTTACAGGTTGTAAAACAAAATCAGCTATAGTATTACCTACTAACTTATCAATTTTATTTTCACTAAATATAATTAGCTGATCTCTAAAAGCAATTAAGCCTGTTATATTAGAACCTACACTTATATTTCCAGCACCATTACCTGCATCAAAATCATTATCTGTATAAGGTGCAGTAAAAGTTAATACATCTCCTTTAGCAAAAAATAATTGATTCTTATATGATGCTGTATGAGATGCACCTAATACATCATCAGGTGCTCCTGTTAAAGGTGTATAAGTAGTTCCATCATATACAAATGGATAATTAGTACCATCTACACCTGCTATCTTTTCTGTTGTACCTATTCTATATTTAGAAAATCTATTTATATTAGTAGCTGCATTTACTTTTGCTGCTGTTAGAAATGTTATTACAGCATCATCACTTGGGCTACTATTTAAATCAGGTGATATAGCTATTGCTGATTCACCTGCTGCATTAACTGTAGGTTTAGTTGTTACTGTATAAACTAAAGCTACACTTGCAATAGTAAATGTATCTCCTACTTGTGGTGCTGATGTTAATCCATCTACATTTAAAGTTCCACCACTTTGACTACCACCATTTACTCTAGGTACTCCATACTGACTTACATTTATTTGTGTCCAGCCTGAACCTGCTGAACTAAAAACATTATTATTTCTTACTGCTATAACTGTTGATTCCCATGCAGCTAATCCATGAATAGCTTTACTAGAATCAGTAGTAAAAGTTACATTAGCTTGATCAGCAGGGCTACTATCTAAACTAGTAGTTAAAGTAAGTGTAGCTCTTTTAGTTGTACTACTATAACTTACACCTCCTGATGCTACTGTGTATGTACCATCTACTCCTGTTATTGTTAAAGTATCTCCTACTACAGGTGTAAAATGTACATTCCCTATTATTAACGTTGTACCTGATTGACTAGCTCCATGTACTTTACAAACATTAAAACCTGGAACTACACTACTATCAAACTTATTATAACCTAATATCTTTTTGTAACCACCCTCTACTGAAGGCTCAAAGTTTCTTAATATTCTAGCAGTACCTGGTTGCTGTATACCATGCTGTAAAGGTGCTAGATTACTTATTAATCCACCTTTAAACTCAAAAGCATATGTTTGTAGATTATCAGGCATTAAGAAGCCAATCTATAAACATATGTACTACGTTGTGTTCTTGTTAACATAGTTGATCTAACATAAGTATTTTTATTAATTAAAACAATTCTCATGTTTTTTAAACCATCTTTAAACTTTTTCTCTGCAACCATTGCATCTTGTGTATTGCCTCTAAACATATAAGCATAATGCATAGCACCATCAACAACTACATTTCTATATATCTCAGGTATCTTAGGCACATCAGTTGAATCTATTAAATCTGTACTAGTTAAATAATATTCATATACTAAAGTATAAGCTTTATTAGGTGCAGGTGATAATATATATTCTAAACCATGCCCTTTAGCTACATATACAGGAACACTTCTTAAACTTGTATCACTTGTATACTCTTGTTCAACAAATCTATCTAAGTATTCTTCATAGGTTAATACTTGTAACTTTTGTGTTCGATTACCTAGTGTAGTATCTTCTTTAACCCTAAAACTTTCAAAGTCTAAAACAGTAGCATTAGCAGGAAAACTATACCTAGTAATACCAGCAGTTAAAGTATCTTCTTGTTCAACAAAGTTATAAGGCCATTCAGGATACTCTTGATCTATTTCTTGTATTGCAGCATTAACACTATCTTTGACTTGTGAATAAAATCCTACTGCACTAGCAAAATTAGAACTAGTAAGTTCTACTTCATTAAGTCTACGATTAACTTCATTAACAAGTCCTAAAAAATTATATGCCATTATGTTTCCTTAATAGGAAGTAATACTGTTCTTTCAGCAATTGTTCCAGTTGTATCTGTTATTTGACAACTAAATTTATATTTAAAATTATTAGTACCTAGTGCAACATTT